GGAATGACGCATATATTAAAGATCAGGATAATTGGGAAGAAATAATAAAAACTGCTCAGGAAATAATAAATAGCATGCATGTTCTTTATACCGGTCTTCCTTCATATGGAGTTCTCGCTAAAAACTTTCATGCAGAAACATGTACTAGTATCCCGGGAAGTGTAGGTGGCATAACACATAGCACAGTAAATTTCAGCGTTCCAGCAAACAGTCAAATGGTAGATGAGGGACCTGATGTTCCGAATAAACCTGATGGTGAATATATATATATAAAAGGCGCTGACTTTTTTGACAGATTACACGCTTCGATGAATCCATACACGGTAGAAAAAGTGTGGAGCACTATTCAGCCTGTAGATCCAATAGAAAATATGTCTAAATTTGATATTGGATTTAAATTTTGCAAAGTGCCTTCTGTAGGATGGGCAACTTGGGACACACCAACCACTGGACATATTGATTATACTGATTATTATGTTGATAACCATATTGTCGCTTCGTATTTTGGTTATGAAACAGAACCGCCCGGAAACGAATCAGCAAATGATGTTACATGGGGAAGAGAATTCGGGACATATGGTCTTTGCGAAGGACTACTTGAGCAAGTATGGGATTATCCGGTTAAACGTGAAATTTTTTATGGCAATGGAGCAATATTATGCTCCGAATATTGGGACTGGGAAATGCATCCAGTCAGATTTGATGTGTATCATTATTTACGGGCGCGTGCGGGCGTCGCACCGAGTCAAATGGAATGGACATTTGATAGAGATAAGCCAATCAATCATTTTAATGCAGCTGAAGAGTTCGGACCATATGATAGAGACGTTGGAACTATTCCATTTACGCTAAAGCTCCCGGAATCTCTTGGCGGCAGAACAATACAGTATAGAATATCTCCGGCAAAAGAATTCAGGCGTGGACCTTCATTGGAGCATCTTGGATACTGGATACAGGACAGCAATGAAATATCAAAACGGGTGCATGATTTTGAATACAGTTTTAATCTTAACAGCATTAATGCATCCATGCCGTCACATTGTAAACATGCAATAAATATCAATGAAGCAACTATCTACAGGAACTGGTGGACCAGCGCATATAAATATAATATGAACACAGGCAAAACAACAGGACCTGATGTAACTGTTACTCCTGAAGAAATAAAGATTAAGGATGCATATACATTCGTTACATATCAATTCTTCTTCTCAGGCGTTGTTGTTGTGGCAACTACTCCATTTGAAGACCCGCTTGCATGTCAATATATACCTGATTTAAGGGGTGCTGACATAATGGATAAAGGAAATGAAGATGAGCATGGATTGAAACAACCACACACTGATGAAGTCGAGAGAATGTGCAATCAGATAGACTTTAAATGTCCTAAGCTGAACACTGCAAACAATGAAACATTGCTTGTTAATACGCACGAACATTATGTTGCACCGGGAAGATTTATTAATCAGCTGCCATTACAGGGCGCAGTAAAAGCACATGTATATAATAATCCTAATAAAGGAATATCAGATGAGTTCTGCCTGTCTGTTGGCGTGAATGGCACAGAAAAAGAGAACAAATATCCTGATTACAGAATACCATGCGTTGAAGGAATGACTCTGCAGCAGGCTAAAGAATATCTTCAGGCACAATATCCTGATTGGAGTATTATTGAAGGAACATATGTATCAGAAGTAATTGATTTGCCATCTGGCGGTCAGGCAACAGGAAATGTGTTTCACTCTTTGATATACAGACAGTTATGCAATTATACTCAACCGGGAACAATATGTGCTCAAATGCCTGATTGGAGACAAAGGCATCGTCCGATATTCCCAGCTCAACGGTATAAATTAAGAGTATGTATTAACGATGAATTGACTGATGGCATGGCTATGATGAATAATCTTGTCGGGCATTATTATGGAGATGACATATGTGACGCTGAAGAAGAAAGATTATTAAATCTTGAAAATCCTGTGTCTCTTGTTGCAAGATTGTATTGGAACGGCAAGCGCGGCAAAGCAGGCCTTATAGTAGATCAGATGATACCTGATAAAAGAATTATCCCGACTGGACAGACAAGACAGGTGATTTTATTTGGAACTGATTCACTTCCACGATTAGCAGACTATCCGGTTCCTAATCTTGTTGGATTATCGTTGAAAGAAGCATTGAATATATGTTCCGGTAAGTTTACAATACGGTCTAATAATCAAATGTACAGTGATTATCCCATATGGACAACAATGCCGTGGGAGACCCCGGATGCTACAGATAGATATATAGTTGCTCAGTCTCCTAAACCGCATCATAAATATGCAACATTCCCTGCTAATTGTATAGATGTTGTGTTATCAGCAGGTCCTTTAAGATGTCGTGAACAATTACGAGTGGAGAAATCATTATGAGTGATGCATTACCTGAAATTAACTGGAATGAAATAGATCTGCCTAATCATCTGACCATGCCATGGGTGTTGAAAAATATACTGATGAAATATAAATGTATCAGCCGTGGATACAGCCCTTCTTGGTGCTATAAAGAATTTTTCGAGGCTTATCCGGAATTTCTTGAACCTGTAAAAGAAAGACTGAAAACAGTTACAACAGGATATCCGTCAATCTTTGCAGCGCATCTTTATCATTACGGGCTTATGTCTGAGGAAGAAATAATTGAAATAATAACAAATGACAGCGTAACACCAGAACACACAAAAAATCTTGTTGTTTTTGAATTGTGTTATTTTCATGGTGGTGTTTGGTATAATATGTGTGCCGGGAAAATAAGACCTAAATCGCCTATTAACGTGCTTGAGTTAAGGAGCCTTTGATGGATTTAACAATAGAACTTGCAGTCTCATTTTTATTAAATGCGGTGGCTATCGCTTATGGCTACGGGATACTTCAACAGCGCGTTAACCATGTTGAAAATGACATGAAACATATTCATGATCATGAGTCAGAGATGTTTAACAGAATAAGGGAAATAGAGCTTATAACGCCATCTTTGAAAGATGCTGTAGGCAGGATTGAAAAGATAACATCAAATGGATTATCCAAAGATGTGCGTGACATACAGAACAGATTAACTTTAATTGAGCAGAAGATTAAAAATGGACAATGAATCTATACTAAAAGATCTCCTTAAGCGATATGACAGTTATGTTATTGAAACTAAAGAAGATAATGTAAAGCCTATTTATGCACCGGCAAAAGGGATAAGAAAAAAAAGGCTTAATAAAAAAGATGTTGCTAATTATCTTAATCTGCCATTGTCTGTTATAGACAGATGGATCAGAAAAGGTATTCTCACCGAGGGTCACAGAAAACCCGCAACGAATTATACAACGTGGACTAAAACACAGATAGATGCGTTAAGCGCAACCATCCAGCTTAATGTAGCAGTGAAAAGACTTATGGAGTCGTTTATGCATGACAACAAACTTGTTACTATGAATGACCTTGAGTATTACTTCAGTGTCAATAAAAACAAAATTGAAATATGGTTAAAGGATGGGCATCTTCCGAAACCAGACGTAATTATAGATAAAACAAGATACTGGTATTGGGAGACAATAAGAAACGCTGGTGTTGTATCCCAAAATCTTACTGAAGAACGGAAGGCGTTAAACAGTAAAACTACTGATAAGCCTTGTGATCTTCAATATATGATTTGAGAAATGAATATCTGTTGCGTACATTTATTCCATTCAAATGAATGATATTTGATTTATGACCAATCCTTTTTGCACTGTACATGTGCAGATGTCCGCAATTCCACTCTCGCCCTATTTCATAATACAAATGCGGGTTATCATACAGGTTCTGATTGATCGCATGCTGTTCAAAATACATACGCACATCTTCATATTTACAATCGAGTATTTTAGCTGAATCTTTCCAGCACACGAATACACCGGAATTTATGTAGAATGTATTCACATTTTCATGCGCATATCCGTTCTTCTTCTGCCAATCTACAAACGATCTGTATACGTTTGATGATGGTGGTTGCATGTAATTCAGTGTATATGAATTAAATGCACCAAATTTCCCTTTTGGAACCACGCTTACTATATCTTTTGCGTTAAGCCATGGCATGGCATCAGCATCAAGATATACTATGCAATCATAATCATCAAAAAACTTTTTCCCGTCCAGTTTCCACCATGCAGGGTTCTTTATATTGCTGTCTGATGATTTAATTACTGTATAGTCGTAGTCGTGTTTTGCGGCATATGCTTCATGATAAGGTCTTATAAGTGAAAACACCGCCTCATAATCACTCCCGCTTACTACGGTATACATCATGATTCTATTTTTTTTTTGAGGTTCACCTGACGGATAAGTAAGCAGTCCTGATGCAATATCTGATTTAAGATACTCTTTACTGTGGGCACAGTAATGAATGAAATATGCGTCTTCAATCCTTAATGATTGATTCTTCATCGTTCTGAAGAAATCCCATTTTATATCCAATGACGTAACAGGAATGTCATATTTTATTCGCATAAGATTAAAATAATGCTGATCATAAAAGTCACCGCCCTCACTTATTGTTATACGATCCTGTATGTGCATAATCCCGTGCGCAGGAGGTATATGTGGACAGGTCCATTTATCGCAGACGAACATTCCGGCATTATAATACTTGCCGTCCCATTCTTTTGCGACGGGATAATCGTTATTCGATTGCATCAGAGTATTGTAATGTTTCACATAATCTATAAAATCATTATGCAGAAATCTGTCTGGTGATCCGTTCCAGTGCCACCCCTCTTCGTATACACCGAGTGTTCCTTCAGGCACATAATCAAATATATTGGGTGCTGAGTCCTGAATAAAAATATCAGAATCAACATACAGGATTCTATCATATCGTTCCATCTGGAGCAGATACCAGACGTTCGCCTTATATTTGCACGGATGCCCGTTATTTTTTCTCCATGCATCATCTATAAGAACATAGTCATGACCATATTTTTTCGCATATGCTTCAATAGACGGTAGCGTTATATCGAACATCCATTTTAATGGTTCTCCCATTGCTATGGTTACAACTGCTGTCCTTGTCCTGTCTTCCTCCTGAACAGGATTATGCACCTTGCATTCAGGATATAAAGAAAATTCGCGTTGCGGACAAGGCATGCTAAGTCGAATCATTATAAATTATCCTTATGAATCAACCAACTTGTATCACTAAACACCTGAACATTATTTGTCGTCTCATGAACGGCTCTGACGGTCCCGTATTCTTCACTGTAATCGTGTCCGCCTAACCATCCTTTTGTTTTAGGTAATGACATTTCAATATCTTTTTTAACGCCATAATATGAATGATCTGCATCAATATATATAGCATCAAAAAAGTTATCCGGAAATAAATTGACAATATTGTGCGAGTGTTCTTTTATTGGAATTACATTCCAGTCTTTTGTCCTGTTCAGGAAAAACTCATACGTTTCCTCTTTACTAAGATTGAGCATTGGCGTCGCCCAATCCCATGGGTCTATACTTACTATAACGATATCGTTATTACATTCGTGGAATATCTCTATTGAATCTCCTGTTGCAGATCCGATCTCAAGAAGTATTTTCGGATTGCCGGCAGCTTTATACCAGTCCTTAAGACCATTCACATAATCTTCACATGATCTGTAATATCCGAAGTCAGGTTTCATTCCTTTATTCCTCTTACAGTTATGGAGTTTGAACACGTTAATTCTATAATTTGCGTGTCTACAGACTGTAACAATTTTCTTAATTCATAGTTTTCTATAATTAATCTGCCATTACCTTTGCCATATGCGCTTACAACATAATCGCCCCAAGACGCATGTATTTTCAATTCATGTCCATTGAAATCAAGGCGTAACTCTTGGTATGGATCAATCCCACTGAACAGTATTTGCAATACTTCATATCTGTTAAATGACAGTTTCATTACTTTTAAGTTTCCTGTACCATCCCCTAAAATGAGGGATGGCGCAGTCTATCCCAAGTAAGACTACGCCATCCACACATTTCTGACACATATGCAAAATATCACCCTTCACTGTTATCGATACATCTGCATCTGTGTCTGCTTTCAGTGCCCTGCATATAATGCACTTCTCCTGATTACTCTGTTTTTTCTTGTTCTTCAACGTTTAGCCCAAGTTCAGTTTCAATTCTTTCTTTTTCTTCAACCAGTTTTGTGTACCTGTCCCCTACTATCTCAAGGATTTTATTGATACGCCTAATGTTTGCGTTGATAACAGACAGTTTTTTAATGCTGTTCAACTCTTGAAGTTTTACGTCATAGATTTCCTGAAGTTTACTCATTTGTTTTATTCTCCTTGTTCTGTTTGAGTTTATCTACAAAATCCTTTACCATGCCATCTGGAGCAGGATTAGGAACGCGCAATTTTACACCGTTGGGTTTACCAGTAGCAACATCGTATACTGTGCCGTCATCAGTGGACGCTAAACTATACCCCTCTTCACGCGCATCAAGCAGTGTCCCGTGCAATTCGCGCCAGACCGTCTCTTTTGCCCGCTGTGCCTTTACAATCATTACGTCGGGTAAATCTACGGGTGCATGCGAATTATCGCGCCACAACGCAATTCTGGCGATTATAGGGGCTATTACAGTCATGATAGCAGCTGCCATCTGCGGTTCCGCATATTCAGGAATTACAAAACCAAGCGCAGCAAATAAAATAGACAGTGGCAATGCTACTTTATATTGACTTGCCGTCGTATTCGATTGGAATATCCCGTTTAATCTGGTAACCTTTTTAATAAATACAAGAATGCATTTTATGATTGAAAGCAGTTTCATTGCAGAAATCCTTATTTTCCTCGTATTGATGTGGGGCGTTAGCCCCACATCAAAATGTGAGACTTTCTACGAGCAAGCAAATGGGTTATACCCAACTCACTACGGCTGAGCAATTTTATGGAGGGTGGAGCCGCATTAAGCAATGGGAAACATGGGAAAACCATTGCACGGCTCCACCCTGAGGAGGCAACGGAGGGGAAAGGAAGAAAACCCTCCGCTAGTGGGCTAAACAAGACGCTTCATTAATTTCTTGATTGTTTTCTTTTGTGTCTGATTTTCAGCCATTGATTCAATTTTTTTTGCACGCATAAACATGTATGCAGCTATTATAACACTTTCGGACCGTTCATACAACCTTGTCTGCGTAAGTGTTTCAGCGTTAATTTCACCGGTAACTTTTATGTCCGATCCAAGGAAGTTGCATGCCTGTTGCAGAAACTTAATTGCGTTTTCACTGCCATGTTTCAAGCATGCATCAAACATATGCATTGCAAGATTAGGCATTGTTTCATCTATAAGGTTAAGTTTCGGATTTAACCAGTAAATAAATCTGCACACACGTTTTGAATCATGCACTGTAATATTCTGTATACTATAAGGAGGTTTCCCGTCATTAAACTTTACCCAAACGTTTACAGGTATTCCGTATTTTATTTTTGCTCCTTCAGTAAATGGATCTTCCAATTTCATTGATCTGCTGTAAGCAATATCAAAACTCATATTTTTTGCTGTCTCCTGTTTAATTGGTTGTATTATATCACAAACGCACTATAAATGTCAAATTTTTATTTCATGTCATCGATTCCTTGTCCTGTAAAGTAAACCCATCTGTCTTTAAATACAAACCAGTCGTTACACGATGCTTCGCAATTTTCACAATATGCAGTAAATTCAGGACCTAAGTATTTGTGCATTTCATAAGTAACATAGATATTATTCCCGTGGCAATTCGGACATTCAAACACACCGTTTTCTTCACATCTTTCAGACCATCGCTCAATCAATGCATTGTGTTCTGTAAAAGATGTTGCAGTAATCTGTTGGTATCCACATGAATTGCATTCACCTGTGAAAAAGAAATCATACGGCAAGTATTTTTCCTCTTCATAAGATATCTTGTATTCAACCGTAACTGTTACGTTTTCTGATTTACATTCGGGACAACATTTGCGTTTACTCATCTTCCGTTTCTTTCATTGCATTTGCCATTATGACAATAACCGCTAACCCAGCAATAAACATTATGTCTTCCTGTAACGTAGACATATCTTTCCATTTCTATTCAAGTTCGTTTAATTCAAAACCAATACCACAGTATGTATTAAATCCTTTTTTGGAGTTCTTTTCAACTATCTGCGCATCATTCTTGAAAAATCCAATCTTCTGCATCGCATCTATAAAGCATTTTTCAAGGTTATCCAAATCAGGCTTTGTCGTTTTGAACTTTGCGTAATTGCCTTCATACACGAACGATATACTCAATTTCAATGGAGATAAAGATTCATCACCAAATTCCTTTTTGAATGGCACAAGCATCACCTGAAATTGATTGCTTATCCTTTTCATTTCAGGATCGGTATAGATCCATCCCTTTTTATTCAATCTCGTCCCCTGCTGAGCTGTCATCGATGGAATCTTCTCCATCCTCAAGAAACCTGATGTCGTCCTTCGCATCGTATTTGTTTCCTTCTTTGTTCAGGAATTGCCGTATCCATGATGAAATTCTTACTTTCGGATTGGCGTAGCAATTCAGTCCTATCTTATCGGCAAATTCATTGTATGTCATTCCCTGTGCACGTTTCTTTATTGCCATACTCGCAATTTCTTTTTTTTCATATACCCTGCCGTATGTAGTATAACACAGAAACGCATGTTTTTTAATTATCATTGCTGTGCTTTCCATCGTCATGTTAACCGCATTTGCTATCGCCTCAAGATACACAAAGTTTCTGTTATTCCCGTCAAGCTGAATGATTGTGTCAAATACATTATTAATCATCTGTGTGGTAGATTTTTCGTTGCGTATATCATAATCATTTTTGATTCTTGATGACTTTGCACTTATCGTTTCGCCTGACGCTCTTGCTCCATCAAGAGAACCGTTGTCAAGAAGATGAACAGGATAGTTAAACCACACTCTCTTCAATGGAGGAGTCGCAAACTCACGCAGGGCGCATTCAATCCTCCATGCGCTAAGATTGTTTATTTGTTCGCGTTCAAAAGCGCTTAGTGATACAGGGGATTCGTGTCCAAGATATTTCGCATAAAACGCTTCTTTTACTTCATATATAGGATTAAGCTCTATCAAGTCCATGATTGCATCAGGGTCACGGGAAAACACTCCTGACCCTGATGCTCTGTCAACAGATCTCTTCTGTCCCTGATCTCCTTTTGAATGGTGATGGCAATATACCACAGATGCTCCTAACTGATGCGCTACTTTATCAAACTGATTGCAAAACACAGCCATATCGCCCGCTTCGTTTTCAGCACCAGTGATAACCTTGTAAATAGGATCTATTATAATCATATCAAAGTTTTTCTTTTTTGCGCGTCTTATAAGTTTGGGAGCAAGTATATGCATAGGTTCTGCAGAACCACGAAGGTTCCATACTTCTATGTTTTTCCTGTTTGATACATGCCGTTCACCTGAAAGACCCATTGCATCTTCAATCATTTTTATTCTGTTAAAACATGACGCCCTGTCAAGCTCAAGATTAACGTACAGCACTTTCCCTTGTGCACAGCTCCAGCCTAGCCACATTTTTCCGTGAGCCACCGCCATTGCAAGTTCAAGAAGAAGAAATGATTTTCCGGCTTTTGATGCACCACTTACAAGAAGTTTATGTCCACGTCTTAACAGATCAGCTATTATTACAGGAGCAAGTTCAGGCATACTATCATGAACGACTTCCCAATTTTCAAAATCAGGAAGGTTGTCGTTGATTTCCTGAATCCATTCCTCCCAATCAAGAAATGACGATTTCCCGGTATGTGTACTAATTAAAAACTGCTTGTTAAATCCACGTTCAAGTCCCGGCAATCTTGATAAGCGGGAGGGGTTCCTGTTGCGTCTAGCTTTCTTTTCAAGTCCGTTTTTTTCAAGAACGTCAAACAAAAAGTTGGTTCGTTTATCGTATTCTTCTCTTGTTGTTGCATCTATTTTAACCACCGCATGTAAGGATTTGTTTCCAGAATTGACCAAAGCGGCTATTGGCAATTCAAGCGCTTCATATAATGCAGCCTGATCTTCTATATCCATGTCATCAGCTTCAACTAATACATGCTTGAATGATGTTATATTCGCATCTGCCACACCATGTCCGTCAAGCGGGTTCACTCGCACCCATCCACCAGCCTTTGTGTCAGGAGTACATAACATTGCCTGATCAATATCATTTTTATTTAATGCGGTAATAATTTCCGATGCGGTTCTTGTGTAACTCCCCTTCCCTTTCGGCTTTCCGTCTTCTGTTGTAGTCAATACATACCCTACAATATCTTCCGGGTCAAACAGAGCATTCAAATAATCTATAATCTGTTTTTTCGGATCCCAATCAGTAGGCGCTACAATATATTTCGGTTCCATGGGAGGTGCGACAACATACCCCTTGTCATGCGCAGGGATAGTAAAACTCCAGTCGTCATATACAATCTGCTGATATTCCTTTTCTTCATATGGCAAGGATACGCCATGCTCTCTCGCAATATGGACAATCGTTCCTGTCATTCTTCCTGTTCTGGTGAAGGTATCCCACTTCTTTTCGCATTCGCCTTCTTTATATCTTGAATCCTGCTTGGACCATTCATCCCAATCCGCAAGTGAATAACCTTCATTTTTAATTGCCATGCCGACCGCAAGCCAATCATCGTATGACAGTTCAGATGGGTCAATGCACCTTATGATTTCAATCATATTCATATTTATCTTCAAGCTCCTTAAAACATGTTTCGCATAAAAGCATATCGCCAAACTGTATCAACTCTGTAAGGTCATCACACTCGTCGCAAAAATCGATAGGTGTTTTTTCAACAATGCACTTATAGCATAAAACGCCATATTCAGTTTCGTATACAAGAAGAGTGTCATGGCATTCAGAACATTTTTTCAAAATACAGTCTCCCCTTTTCAAACCGTTTCTCTCCAGTAACATTTTGCACACAATATTTTATTGATATCATTTCTGAACGATGCATATCTGTTATTGCAATAGTCACAATTGAGATTATTCCATTTCCGTTCCATGACAAGGTCCGTAATGCATTCGTCCATAGCAAGATCAACGACCATTTCAAGCCTGTCTTTCACTGTCTCTGACAACTCTAATGCAATATTGATGTATCCGTTTACATCATCAACATCTGCAATGTCTTTCCTGTAATCTTCTCTAAGATTCAAATAACCGTCACCAAGACATTCCAGTATTTCACTGTGCATTATTTCTTCATTCCTTTGCAAATAATAGCTCATTATGTTTGGGACACTGTTAAATGCATCTGAAAGAGTATTGAATGCGTCGTCCATTTCTTTAAGCTTTATTTCTTTGCTGTTCATCACGCATTCCTTTCGGTTTATACTCACTTGCTTTGATGCGATACGGCACCATCCAGTTGTTGTTTTTAATCAATGTTATCATATCATTTGCGTCGTCAAATGACCAAAGTCCTACATCCTTGAATTTCTTCTGCTCAAGGAACCGGATTTGTTTTGGCGTTGACAGTCCGTCTCTTTGCCTTTTTACAAGTGTGTTAAGTATTTGTGTTGCCTGTCCGGAATTCGTTATATCAACAGTTGATACACCTAATGTCTCAATCCTGCTTAATATTTCATTGTCCGGCTTTTCCTTTTCCCAGTTGAAGACAGGCTTGTAATTACTTAAGTCAAGACCATGGATAGACATCTCATACTGAAGCGGGTCCACCAGACGCATTTTTTTCCTGCGCATTTCCGCAAGACGTTTAGCCAATGCCTCTTCGCGTTCATGAAGCACTTCCTCTTCGGCTAGATCAATGATCTCTTCAAGGTCAACTGAGTCTTCTTTTTGGGATATAAGCTTTGTTGCCTTGTCTGCTATATCATTACTTGACGCAATCAGATGTGCAGGTCTGCATAGATTATGTTGTGCAGTAGACCAGAGAAAATCCAGAAGAAGAAGATTTTTCTTGCCGGGATGAATTCTTGTGCCACGTCCTACCATCTGTGCAAAGAGACTTCTGATTTTTGTCGGACGTAACGGAACAACACAGTCTATGTCAGGGCAATCGTATCCTTCAGTTAACAGCATTGCATTGCACAATACCTGAAACTTATTGTCCGCAAAATCCTGAAGAATCTGTTCGCGATCAGCAGACTTGCCGTTCACCTCTTCAGCGTGAAGTCCGTAACTGATAAGTATTTCCTTCATCTTTAAAGACGTCTTGATTAAAGGGAGAAAAATGATCATTTTACGGTCTGAACATTTGTCTACTATCTCTCGTGCAATCTGATGCAGATACGGATCAAGCACATTCCCGATTGATCCCAACTGATAATCACTTGTACATTTAACATTTGATATATCAATATTTAACGGTATAGACAAGGCTTTTATCGGGCACAAATACCCGTCACGGACAGCCTGTGGAAGAGTATATTCATGTGCTATTGCACAAAATACTTCTCCTAAATCCTGCATATCTCCACGGTCAGGGGTTGCTGTTACGCCCAGTACTTTTGCCGAACTGAAATGATCCAGTACGCTTCTGTATGTTGGCGCCATTACATGATGTGCTTCATCTACTACTATTGTATCAAAATGATTTTTCGGATATTCTGATAATCTTTTATCTTGCGACAATGACTGGATGGAACCTAATACAACACGTTCCCATGCGTCACGTGCAGATGATTCTGATTTCTCAAGAGCACATTCTACGCCTACAAGACGTTTAATCTTGTCTCTTGCCTGATCAAGAAGTGTTCCTGAATGAGCAAGTACAAGGCATCTGTCTCCACGCTGAATGCAGTCTTTCAGGATAGAAGTGAACGTAACTGTTTTGCCTGTGCCCGTAGCCTGATTAAGCAATACGTTTTTATTCTTCAGCACGTCCCAATGATAGAATACATTATCCTTTGCTTCTTGCTGGTATGGTCTTAACTCAAACATGTTTTTTACCTTAATGATCCTTTCTGTTGTTTTAGATTATATCAGGCGCAACCTTTTCACTCTCCTTTAAGCCTGAATCCGAATGTCCTTTCCATGGCATCACTTGTCATGCGTCCCGGAATGCCGTCTATTTTGCCGGTATATGTGCCGTTTGATTTAAGAAATTCCTGAAGACGTTTTACTGATTCAATATCCCGTACATTCTTTGCTGATGTAGCATACTGAATCAATGTATATTCATTCGGATCTGTATCAAACAATTCACGTTCCGCTTTACGTCTTAGCACAAGACCCGGCAACACTTTCCCTCCTGCTTTATTGTATAGCAGAAACTTTTCTGATGCAGTCTTATAATCAAATTTGTTCAGCGCAGTTAACAGACTGCTGTTCTTTAATGTCCCATATCCGAGGTTAAAAGTAAAACTCACCAGTGCTCCATACTGCTGTTGCGTTAATGGCACATTAACAAGAACATCAACAGCTCGGACCGCTTCTCCAATGTCTTCTCTTAGCCATTTGTCCGCTTGCTCTTCCGTACACACATCGCCCTGTTTGACGTTTCTGATGTGACCGTATCCTATGGTCCAGATTCCCGCAGGATCTTTATATGCTTTCAGTTTCAAACCTTCTGCGTTCTTGATTATGTCCAATGCTTCTTTGATAATCATTTGCCTGCATCCTTCTCTTGAACATTGACCTGTTTGACCGCATTAATGAAATCGGCATCCTTGACGACCGCCAATATAGTAGTTGTTATTGTGCGATTGATCAGTTCAAAATACGCAAGGTTCAATATAATCGTAAAAATACACATGATAGCACACAGTACAGTCATATCAGTTTCCTTCCTTATCGATTGTCACGCATTCGTGAAATATGATATTATTGTTTTTGTCTGCACCGAATAAATTGTGATCTACGCCTGTATATGCCTTCAGTCGCCTATTTAATCCACTCAACACATTATGCGGAACCTTACATTCTCTCGTAGGGTATTTCCCTGTGAAAATCCACTGCTTCAACATACTGTCGTACTTTTTAGATTTCTTGATGACCCATTCATTCGTGAAATAGAATTCATATTCCCCGTCATTGTATGACACATGAACATTGTCTTTAGTAAATTTGACTTTCGTTCTTTCAAAGTTAATGTTGAAATATTCTGTTTCAGGCATAACCGAAATATGCAGTCTGTCATCAGAATGATCAACACAGAATGAGCCGTAAATATCAGGGAAATGCCGCTTCATTATTTCGTTGATATAGATGCGAGTGTTGGCGTGCTTAACTGATGTGTGCTTGTATTTAATAACATCTATGAACGCCTTTTTTATGCTGCCTTGACAGAACATATGCGGGACTAAGGCAATTCCTAAATATTTTTCATTGTCCCACACAGTAATTACAATGTCTCCAGCAATTTTAACTTTCAGGTCAGACCAGTACATAACTTGTATACTCCTTTGGTTTTGTAGTGGTAGTCCGGAAATTCCGGACTACCACTTTTTATTGAAATTAAACTACATTAAAACGGAATTGGGTCCGGTTCAAGAAACTTGTCGATGTTAATGTAGACTTTTCCATTCTTGGATTCAAACAGACTAGTCTTACATAATCCTTCTCGATGCAGGGCGCCCTTCCAGTCTGTTCTGAATTCTTTGTCCTTTGTACCGATCCCGATACAGATGAAAAAGTCTCTAATCAACCAGTTCATTTTGCTGTAGATCAGGAAATCCTTTTTAATGAAGTAATCATACTTTCCATGTTCGATTGTGAGAATCACAGTAACCTTCTTGCAAGCAGGCGCCTTTGAGTTTTCGGACGGTTCAAATTCACCGAATTTAATTTCGGATACTTTGAATTTGTATGTGCCGGGCTCAAGAGGAATAAATTCCTCTTCTTCAGGGACAGTCGTAACAAAATCATAATCTTCGTACACCATGTCGTCATCAAAAGAGTTGTTCATTTTATGTTCCCTTAGTTTGTTTTGCGCTTAAGTGTTGGAATGGCAGGAATTAATTTCCCGGTAATGTATTCGTCGTCAATATTTTCGAGGGGAGTGCCGGGTACATAATGTTTATGACTGTAAATGCATTCCATTGCTTCATCCATAGTCATGTCATTTGCTTCCAGCACAGCCTTCAACTGCCTGACTGATTCACGTTCTTCTTCTACGTCATAGTTTGATTCTCCTTTCTTTCCCTGATTAAGCGTGTTTTTTTCAACATGCTTTCGGATTGTCTCCCAACCAATATGTTTACCATCACGCATTTCAATACTAAACTTTAACGGAATTGAATCCGTATCCCTGTTCTTTGCGTCCCAATACAGACTGTGTTCACAATACGCAATACGTTCACCGCCAACTGCTTTATTCTTTTTCCCTTTCTGTTCAATAACCTTTGTCTCAAAGTTCATGAACGCAAGAAATTCGGTCCACTCTTTAATTTTGGCACTTGTCTTTTTCTCAAGTTTCAGCTGGTATCTGTCATAGGCACCATCTTCGCCAATCGTTTCTACACGGACTACTTGTGCATGAGCTAGGCATACAATATGAAATCCTGCATCATTTAACGCATTCAGTTCAGCAATCATTTCTCCAAATTCGGATGCTAATGCTGAATACGATTTTCCGTAATCGTTATTGCCTCCCAATGCAGGAATTTTGAACCTGTCACAAACAGACTGGATAGCAAGGTATTCAAGCGCATCAAGCGTATCAAGGACAATAGTATCATACTGGTTTTTGTAGTTCATCAATTGTCGTAACACAGACAAACATTCTGTCCAGTTAGACACATCAATCCGGTCAACATCTATGCGTCTTGTACCAGCTTCAGCATCAATAAATAACGGTCTTGGAAATTTCGACGCAAAGGTTGTTTTTCCTACACCTTCAACACCGTACAATGTCATTTTAACGGGTGTTTTCATCTTCCCGGACACAATATTCAACATAAATCTTCTCCTTTATCATCTGCTTTTTGGATAAACAGATTTTTCGCAATTATAAGAACGTTCACAAAGCGTGGAATTTCGTTCAAGCTCAAGGCGATTTCCATGATATATTCGGAAATCTTTTCGCACTCCTCATACTCTTCTTTGCTGAGTTCAGACAAAGCATCAATAGTTTCACTGATGCATTTACCAACAGTTCTGTACTTGTTACTCATCTTTTGGGTCTCCTTGTTTTTTTTGTTCATCTAAACCGCAACCACAATAAATGGTCAAAAACATCTGTCAACCATGCAATTACACTCTACCCATGCTTGACTCCTTTCAATTTTGTAAACACATTATAACATAAGTGATACGACAAAGTCAAATTTGTATTTTATCTTTTTCGTATTCCGATGGGACCAGCCTCATCAGCACCGGTGTGGTCACGT